CATGAAATTGACCGGTGGTAGTACGGCTAAAGAAGCGAAGGCCAGACCAAGAAGACCGAGCTTGTCGTAGAGCTCGCCCGCACCCTTGCAGATATCGCTGAAGATGTTTCCCTTGTAAATCTGGAGGCTATCGGCGAACTTGCCGAGGCCACTAACAGCTTTATCGAAGGAGGTCTTGTTCAGGGCCCTGTAGATCTTATCTAGAAAGCTCACCAGTCCTTTCCCTAGCGAATTGAAATCGATACCCTCGAAGAATCTCACCAGTGAGACAGAGACTGCCCCCAAGATACCCAACAGCAGGACCCCGACAGTCTTCAGCTGTAGCCTGTCGGTTAGACCTCTGGTAAAATCTGTGAAAGAGCTGAGCATAGAGCTGGTCGCGGACCGCCACACGGTGGAAACCCTGAGTAGGTCCTTTGCAATGTCACCCGCGGACGTTATTACAGCCTTAGCGAATACTAAAAATTTCTCGAAAGCCTGCTTGAAAAAAGTTGGCAGTGTAGCGCCGATGTCCCTCAGGGCGTACTCCAGGGACTTGACGGAGGGTAGAAAGATGGTGGCGAAGTGCGTCTTGAAGTCTAGTGCACCTCTGGTGACTCCTGTGAGCCCTCTGAGCATTTCGGAGAGGGACATGATGAAGTCTTCGACGTGACCTTTCTTAAGAACGCCCCAGAAGGTGTCCGTGGAGGCAATGTAGTGGTACATCTTCCTGAAAAAGAAATCCATGCTGAGGGAGGACTCGGTGAAAAACATCCCGATACCCCTAGAGTTACTCTTAAAAGCCTCCAGGAGATTCTTGAAGCCCTGCACGTACTCCGCGAGGTGTGTGTTGTTGACGTCGCCGGCAAGGAAGTCGGAGAGCTGCACGCTGGCCAACCTCTTCAGGTCCTTGATTGCGGCCTCGACGGGGCTCCTTATCTCGAAGAGGTCCGAGAACCTCCACCTGGCGAATTTTGTCATGAAGTTGCCGGTGGCCTTGTCCAGAGCTGTGAGGGCGCCCAAGATGTCTTTCTTCAGGGTTCGATTGAAAAAGTCCGGTGGTATGGCGTGGGAGAGTTGTCTTCCTAGCTCACCGATCACCCCAAAGATGGGTGTGATGAGTCCCACTACTCCCTGCCTGATTCGGTTGAACGATACAGAGATATTTGTACCGAGCTCCTGGGCATTCAGAGCAGCGTCTTTGATGTGATTTCCTAGTCTGAAATTGCCCTTAGCCATAGAGGCCGTGAGCCCCAAACCCTTGTCGAGTTCGTAGATATAGACCTTTATGGCGTCGGAGAGGACCTCACCCGACTGTTTCACCGTGAGGTTTACATCCTTGAACTCCGTGTTGATCTGCTCCGCCTGGTTCAGCATCGCCTCGAACACGAGCTTGGAGGTGATCTTTCCCTCCTCACCCATTGTACGCAGCTGTCCGGTCGTGACCTTGAGCTCGTCGGAGATCATCTGAGCGATCCTGGGAGCCTGCTCCATTACAGAGTTAAGCTCTTGACCCCGAAGGGCACCGGCGGCGAGACCCTGCCCGAGCTGGACCAAGGCCGACCGACCCGAATCGTTGTTGGAACCCGTGAGCGAGAGTGCCTTCTGCACCGTCTCAGTGGTCTTAAGAAGCTTCTCCGAGCCGACGTTCATCGACTTGAGGGAGCGCCCAAAGGCCCCGAACGTGTCCACGGTGCTGGAGAGGGAGGAGCCCGTCTTAGCGGCTACCGAATACAGTTCTTTTTGCGTGGATACTAGTTTTGCTGTCCTACCTGTTACAACTGCTATCTTGTTTGACAATTCCGTAAATTCAGTAGAGACACTCTTCAGGTACGAGAGAGCCATCCCACCAGAGGCCGCGAGGCTGACAACTTTGAACATGTCGGTCATTGCGCTGGCGGTTTTGGTCGTCGTATTCTCTATCTTTCTTATAGAATTATTTATGTCAGCAAGATCTCGCTGGGCCTTGTCGGACCTAGTCTCAAAATCTATGGCTATCGACATAAGTATCTCCGAAAAAAGAGCCCACCAGACAGAGGGATACTCTGAAATAGTGGGCTCGTGTTATTTGTTCCTGACGATCGCGCCAGTGACTATCAGCTTCGGGTTCTGCAGGATCCGTCTCTCGATGAAGTGCGCCGGCGCCTGCTTAGAGGTACCCTCGTTAAGTGGTACGATGTGTTCCACGGGGTTCTCGATAGCGTCGCCAACGATGACCCATCCGTCACGGGCCTCGCCGGTATCCACAGGAGTGTCCTCTTTGAGACCATGCAGGACCTTTCTCATCTCACTCTCACGGGCCTGCTTCTGCTTAGCCTTGACGACCTTCTCCAGATTTGCCATCGTGAGCTTGACGCCTTTAAGTTTGATCATAGGGGTATCTGGTCGCCTCCCGTGGCCGACATGAGCTTCTGGAACAAGTAAGAACCCTTCAGGTTCGCCGTACTGATCTGACCGGCCTTGAGCTCGGCGTCGTGGGCAAGCTTGCGGGTGCGCATGTCCTTAGCCAAGGCGTCTAGACTGGAAAAGATTGACTCGCCCTTGCCCTTGAAGCCCTGCACCTGCAGTAGCTTGAGTGTGCGGTCATCCTCGCGCCAGCCTACCGGCCTGCGCTCCAGGTAGCTCATCCAACCCTGCATCTCATCGTATGGCATCTCGGTTAGGAGCTTGTAGAGTGGCATCTTCAGGTGAAAGGCCAGCTCGTAGACCGTCAGCTCCTCGTCCGAGAGCTCTACTTTCCCGCGTCAGAGCCCAGCCCGGAGAACTTCATGATCTCGCCGGAGAGCTTCGAGAGATCCTCCAGTGGAAATCCTTTGTAGTCAGCCTCGGTCATCTGATCGCCGCCCTCAACGGAGTAGCCGATGACTGTGCGCATGATGACGAGGCTCTCGTCACTGTCGTCCACGTTGACGGTGATCGTGCCGTTATCGAGGTCCGCTTTGGCAGTCTTCTCAGCAGCGATGGCTTTCACCTGGATCTGCTTCGCCTTTTCCTGCACGTCGAGGACCTGCTCTACGCTCAACTTGCTGATCTTCACCTTGGTACTCATGAAGTCGACTTCTTTGCTCACCTTGCGTCCGATGAGACCTTTGATGCCTTTTACTTCCACGGTCGGGGTTTCCATAGATCAGTTTCTCCTGAATTTCTCGGCGTTGGCCTGAGAATCGTTTAGATTTTTCTTCATCATGTTCAGAGCCAGCATCGTCTGAAACACTTCGACGGACTTAGCTTCATCGACACCGGCGAACTCGACCAGTCGGTCGGAGGTCTTCTTGATGCTGATCTCGATGCTCTTCCTCATGTGCTTGGTGGTCGTCTTGAGGACGAACTCCATGCTGAAAGGATTTCCTTTCGTTATTTCGGGCATTATATACCTCTTTGAAAATTTATGAGGCAGGGCAATGGAGGTTTGGTTGCATCCATCGCTACTCGACCCATTGGTCGTCCGGTGTGACACCCTTACCACCGGCCTGCCTCACATTGATTACGCCGAAGCCACGGTATAAGCACCGAAGAACTTGGACTGGATGGACATGGTGATGGTCGCGGTGTTTGCGTCCGTCAGCTGCGGGTTCACGAGCATCGCCTCGATCTTGCCGACCCAGTAGAAGACGGTGTTCTCGACCTTACCGAGGCCACTCTGGCCGGCAGTGGAGATGTAGCCGGTCGGCTCGGCGTTCAGGAGTGCGAACCTGAAGGCGTGCTGCTTGCCGTCGGCAACGGCGTCACCCAGGAGAGTGCCCGAGGCCCAGTCCGAAGCCACGTAGTTGACGGTGATCTCCAGGCTCGGAGCGTCCGACTGGCCCTGCACCTGCTGGCTGGACTTCTGGCCGTAGGTGGGCACGTTGACGATGTTCGGGGGAGTACCCATCGGCGGGAACTCACGGACGTTCTTCATGCGCACGTAGGTAGCCGCCCCCTTGGTGCCGCCCACGGACTCGATCTCGGCTGCGAAGAGCGCGTCGAACTCGATCTGGGTGTCGACGGTGGACCAGCTGGTCGGAGGGGTCGTGGGGAGGGCGATGGAGAGGTCCGAGAACATGCCCGCGCCGATGGAACTGAGATGTGCCATATTATTTCGCTCCGTAGTACTTGTAGTTGAGTGTGTACGTCGTCCTGAACAGGGATGGATTATCGCTGTCAGCTCTGCCTGTGCCCAGGGCACTATCGAGCCCCTGGGTCACCTTGTTGCCGTTAGTGGTGAGTGACTTGCCCACCAAGTAGGAGTCTAGCTTGTCGGCTATCACGGAGGTCCGGGAGGTACCCTCCCCGGCTGCGGCGAAGATGTCCACCAGGAGTTGTCCCTTGGTGACGCCGCGCTCCGTGCTCCCCACTAGGATGGATACCCTGATGTACTCGGTCCCGGTCGGGCTGAAGTTGTTCGGGTACGTCCTGACACCCTCTCCGAGCCATCCCGTGGAGGCGAATACAGAGAATATGTCGCTCTCGATGCTTGAGTTCTTTCCCATCAGGCCTCCCTCACTGCGTCCACCACCGTGACGAAGCCGTCGTCACTCATCGGCGAGACCAGGCTCCAGAGGATACCGCCGATGCTGATCGTGTCGTAGAGCCTGACCTCTCCCACGGCGGAGGTCTTAAGGAGTATCTGCTGAGTGACGGTGTTTCCCTCGCGGGACTTCTTGACCTTACCTATGACGATCGCCTTGGCCGGAACCGAGGTGCTCGTGGCGGTCTTGGTCTTCGAGGCGAAGTCGAAGGTGGCGTCAGTCTTCTTCGTGAGGGTCACGTCGACGGCCAGACTGCTGAGGATCT